CGGCCCCTGAAATATGGGGCCAATACTTTCTATAAGGAAACATCACAATGGCTTGTGTCCAAACATACAGTCCAAGTGACGTTTCGTTAATCATTGCGTTGCTGTATGAGGCAACGGACTTTGCGCCAAGTTCTATTATCAGTATAAACAAAGATTCAGAATATTTCGCTGTACAAAAAGGGGCTTGCAATAAGTCTGAGCGAACACACATTGCTGATAATGTTTATACACTAGAAATATCCCTTTCCCAAACCTCTCCTACAAATTCTGTCTTGAATGCATTGGCTACCCTGGACGTACAATCCCGTTCAGGTATGTTCCCAATCTTCGCCAAAGATTCAAGCGGACAATCTCTCTTTCTTGCTCCGACATGCTGGATAGAGAGCCCTCCTACAGCATCCTATACAGACTCTATCGAAACACGAGTCTGGACAATAAAATGTGCCGAGATGACGTTCGGACTTGCAGGCAATGAAACTGATCGAAACATCCTTGAGAATGTTGGTCAGCTTGGAAGTCTTATTGGTCAATTTGGCGGCAACATTGGATTATTCTAAAACAAGAGGTGAATGATGTCAGTATTTACATATTCCCCTTGTGATATTGTCCTTTCAATCAATGATTTTATTGTTGAAGATTTTGCTGATGGTTCCTTCCTTGAAGTAAATCAAAATTCATATAATTATCGTCAAGTGAGAGGAATCCGAGGGAAACATACAAGGGTTCACACAAGGGATAGATCAGGCGTAATCACATTTCGATTAATGCAAACGTCTAAACAAAATCAAATCCTGTCACAACTTGCCAACCAAGACGATCTTAACCAGACTGGTCTGCTGCTAGTTACCATTCGAGATGTTGGCGGTGATACTGGCGTACAGTTTGGCAATGCTTATCTTGAAGGCAATCCCAACCTAACCTTCCAAGCAAGAACAACCTCCCCGAATGAATGGCGAATCTATTATGAATTTGTCACACGGTATGATGTTGGAGGTAATGCTAAAGGTGTGGTTGATATACTGACAGGAAGTATTTTTTAACAAACTTATAAAGTGGGGATTTAAATATGCGTGATCAAAAGAGCGTAACAATTGATGGGTACGATTATCTCATTACTCAATTCGGTGCGAGGAAGGGGGTTAAACTCGGGAAGAAAGTTTCCAAAGTAATCCTGCCAGCAATCGCCAAGGTCTATGGTGATGAATCACAAGAAATGAATCTTGGGTCTGTACTCGAAGCGATTGCGGATCACATTGATGATCTTGACGAAGCAACCATCGAAGAACTTCTGTCAGAAACTACTTGCAATAAATATGCACTGGATTTTGACAAACACTTTGCTGGCAGGTATTCCGCACTGTTCAAACTTTTGTGGGAAGTCATCGAATATAATTTCCAAGATGTTTTTCAAATCGTCGCAGAAGATACCACGGAGTAAGTTCCAAGCAAGAATCTTCTGGCGACGGTAAACAACCTACACGAAAGAAACAGGCACAAAGGGTCTGGGATAACTATATTGAAACGTCTGATATGGACCCGGAAATTTACATTGTGGTTTCTAAGAAGAAAGCATCTTTGGTGGAACTTGACAGGGATTATAATACAAGTGATCTCTATGATATGTTAGAGATTATCGAATTGGAAAATGATCTGGAAGAAGCCGCCCACAAAGATGCTGAACAGGAAGCTAAGATGAATAAACGATAAGGGGTCGTATTATGGCCGGAAATAGAATTGCCGATTTGTTCGCGCAATTATCCTTTAGGGTCGATAGGGCAGGTCTTGATAAGTTTACTGAAGACTTAAAAAGAACAAAGCGTGAAATCGGTTCTAGTAGCGGTATTGCTGGCGAAGTAAACAAAGCAGAAAAGTCTGTTAAGAAGTCTACAAAAAGAACAAAGAAAAATGTTTCTGCTGCCCTGACAACTATTAAGCAGAAGTTTAAATCTGAAGTCCCGCCCACCATCCATGAGACAAGAAAACTGTTCAAACTCATGGAAAGGGATTATGAAGATGGTAAGATAAAACTCAAAGAATACGAGAAATATAAAGCACGTGTTCTTGAGAAGATGAGGAAGCACCAAGAAAGGATTGACAGGGACCATTCGAAAGCCCTGAAAGAGCAAATGGCTCAGAAAGACAGGGAAGCAGATGCGTTCGAAAAGGCCGAGCGGGACAAGCGTTCCGCAATGGAACGAACCCGAAATAAACTGATACAAGTTACTCGCCGGTATTCTGCCCATGATGCTAAACTGATGCAAATCCGTGATTCAGTCCGGGCGGTTAATAAGGCGAGAAGGGATGGACTGATTACTCTGGAAAGGGCTCAGCAGGAAGTTGGTCAGCTTACGAATGAGTACCGGAGACTTCAGGCTGCACAAAGTGCCACCAGGGCTGCTGGTCCGAGAGTAGGGGCTGCTGGTGGGATATATGCTGGCGGGGAAGACCCAAGGCAGGTAGGTAATCACAGAATTATCTCTGCTATCCACTCGGATATTGGTCTTGGTGCTATGATGGGCGGGTTCGCCGCCTTCCAGTCTAGTCGCGCATATCAAGATTGGATTGCAATGCAGCGCACTATGAAAGCCTCAACTGGTTCCGCCGAGGCTGGTGCTGCTGAGATGGAGTGGCTGATTAACCTATCAGATAAACTCGGTATTTCCCTTTCTATTGCTGGTGATAACTACAAAAACTTCCTTGCTGCAACCAAGGGAACAGAACTTGCTGGTGAAGAAACACGCGGGATGTTCGAAGCGGTATCCGCGTATGGTAAAGTCTTGAATCTGTCTGCCGCAGACACGCAAGGCAGTTTTCGTGCTCTTGTGCAAATGGTCAGTTAATTTATAGCTGCCTATCAGGGAAACTTGATAGTGAATAACTCCTCTAACTCGGGGAAACTCCTAACAGGTAATGCTGAGGACAATCCCGAACGAAGCTTTGCTGAAAAGCATTGAACGCGTAACGACTAATTGTAGGCTGCAAGCGATTGGCAGTCGAAACGGGGAGCACCTTAAATGGTGAAGATATAGTCTCGGCTGCATGGAAACATGTAGATGCAGGTAGTGCTGCTGGCAAAAGAGTAGCGTCTTTTGTTGAAGAAACGAAAGGAAGGATTCAAGCAGAAGAGTTGCGCGGCCAAATGGGGGAGCGATTAGTAGGGGCATACCAAGCAACAGCTCGTGCGATGGGTATGACCACCGAGGAACTTGCTAAGGCAACTGAACAGGGCCGTATTACCGCTGAGAAAGTTTTTCCGGTGCTTCGTCAAGAACTTATGGAAATGGCGATGGCGGAAGGTGCGCTAGAAGACGCCATTAATGATACGACTTCAGCCGCAAACCGATTCTCCAATGCCGTGTTTATAATGAACACTAGGATGAACGAGGCTGGTTTCGATAGGGCTTTGAATGATCTACTGTCCACAATGGCAGAGGCAGTAAAAGAGTCTGGATTCTTTTGGGATTTACTTGGTACGATCTCAGGAGTCTTTGTTAATCTGATCCGAGGTCCGGTAGAGTTCTTTGGAACTTTAGGTGAGAAACTTACTGGTGCGGCAGATTATTTAGATCAGTTTGGGTTCAAACTAGAATATGCAGCAGCAGCCCTCCCGCTATTAATCAGGCGAGTGAGGTTACTGTTCTTACCCTTGGCAGCAGTCGCATATGCCATGTCTGCCGTATCTCGTGCCTGGGAAGAGGGCGGCGTAGGTAATTGGGCAAAAGCTCTGGCAGGCGCCGCTGTAGCGTTCTATTTTCTTCGTAAGCCCATTATGTCTGTAATCCGAGCATTGACTAGAGGGGCATCTGTAGCAAGGAGTTTTTGGGACGCTGTTCGAGGCGGAGCAAGGACTACTACTGGTGGCACATCTGGTAAAGTGCCAGAGAGTATTAGAAAACCTGACGGCCCAGGTACAGAAACCCCAAAGAAAAAGAAAGGGTTCTTTGGGAGTTGGGGTTCTGAGATAAGACTGGGAGCAGTACTGCAAGCGGCACAACAAACATATAAAGAGGCGGTTGCTGTTGCAGGGATCAAGGGGCTGCATGAACAGGGGTATGACCCCGATTCGTTTGCTGCGAGGATTATGGATAAGACTTACCCAGCAATGGGAAGGACTGGCGCACTAACAGTACAAGAGCAAGCGGAAGCGCTCCAGATGATTGTGAATGGAGACATTCGATTTGAAATTGAGGGGCAAGATGGGCCGCAAATTGCGGATGAAGTGATTCGCGTTATTAACGAAAAACTGTTCCGTCCCGCAAGTGGTAACAATCCCATCTTGGAGAAGTGATTAGTTAAAGTCTGAGAGGATGTCTAAGACCGTTGGTAAGTCTTCTAGGTACAAGCATTCAGTCTCTCCGGCAAAAGAGAGGTCTGGAATATATCGTTCCAACCCACTTTGCCGGAGAATTGATGTTTCTAGTGCTGATACATCCTTTGCTTTACCTTCGACAGTTTTAACAGCAATAACATTGTCAATACCAGTCTCTTTCTTCAAGTGTCTCATTCTTAGTTTTAAATCCTTAGTGATACCAACCTTCAAAAACTGATTATCAAAATTCAAAACATACAATGCCGCAGGATAATCTGTTTTATAGTATCCGGCCTTTGGCCACCCCAGCGCACATTCTGGGCAACCAAACCCCGTAATATGGTTGGCTGGAGTTTGCCAAAAGGTGTGGCCATACCTACAGGTTATCTTTACTTTGATGTTGTTCTTTTGGTATTCTACTTCTGAGTAATCAAAGGAACCTTCCCCGTGTACTTCTAAGGAAGTCTTAATGAACTTTTCTTTGGAACTTCTTTGACTAACGCCTTTAGCAAGGTTTCCACAGGAAGGGCATCCTTGTTTCCCTGTGATATGGTTATAAGGTACTTGCTCAAACCTTCCGTGTTCGGCACACTTAATCACAACCTTTGCACCAGAACCGTTGTATTCAACTTCCGAGTAGTCGTATCTGTTACCATGTACCTTCGTCGCCCTCTCAATAAAACCTTGAGTAGTGATTGGTGCGCGGTTAGTACAAACCGGACAGTTTGACCCTCTTAGATGACTAGGTGGAACTTGTTCAAACTCTCCATGCTCTTTACAAATAATAATTACTTTCTTTGAGTTGTTGACGTATTTCGTCTTAGAATAATCATAACGATCTCCGTGAACGGCTTTACCCTGCCCAATAAACTCTTCGGTTGTCTTTTGTGTGTTGCCCGCACACTTTGGACAGCCTTTCTTGCTATTGACATGGTTATCAAACGTCTGCCAGAATTCCCCATGTTCAGGGCAGATTATACAGACTTTCTTTTTAGCTCCTTGATAGTCTGCCTTTGAATAATCAAACTTATTGCCGTGTATTTCTTTAGCAAGATTAATGTAGTAATCTTTTGTTTTTCGTAACTTCGACATTAGTTATAGCTCCTATCAGTTAAATAACCGTACCATTACAGCTTATCAGGTACGCCCAGCCTTGTCAAGCATAAATCTCAAAGGTATCCATTATGGCCCTAGCAATTATATTCGAGGATGACAGCGTAGCCTATTTGGATGCTGTCACCAACTATAACAAATCTAGGACGAGTCGTGCAAGTCAACACCCTGTCGATAAATCTGCACTTATTACTGACCATGTGACTAAGGAGACTCCATCCTTCAGTGTCCGTGCGGTTATTTCGTCAGCAGATTTTAACACGACCTACACTCGTCCGGCTGAGTTGGTAGAGGGTGGTGAAGATAATCCGCCGATTTCGCCCGAACAAAATGCTCCTGTCAGCGGTGCGATTATTAGTTCACCCTCTACTTTATTGGATTATCTGCCAGGAAGCATTGGTCAGATTCTCGGCAACACAATTACTTCCGATGTTTCTGTTGATCCGTTTCGCGGTTTTACCCACGAAAGGATTCGAGACAGGTTCCAACGAGCCTGGGATAATTCTGAAATATTGACTATCCTCGACATTGATTTTGATATTTCATTTGGACGCTATGTGTCAACACGTATCATTGAGAACGTTGTCATGGAAAGATTTGAAGATAACGAGCAGGTTGATACTGGTGATGCTCTTACCGCAAACTTTACTTTTCGCCAAGTCCGTTTCGCAACGATTAAAGAAGTCGATGTTGATATTAGCGGAACTGCTGGAGGACAGGCTACTTCCGGAGAGGTTTCGGATCAACAAGCCGGAAAAGAGAATCATGGCGACCAATCTTCGGATGACGTTACTGTTGAGACTCCTGACAGACTCTCGACGGATATTGATAGGGTTATCTTTGGTGATGACGACACTCCGAGTGTCATAGAGAGGGTGCGAAGCGGATATGAACTTTGGAGAGCAAGTCAATGAGAGTACAACCATGCCCATTATATCCGTCCCCCTACTACACCTACACAATTGATCTCGACCGCTCAACATTCGGCCTAACATTCCGCTACTCATCCCGTTCCCAAGGATATCTCCTAGACATATTCGACGCAGAAGAGAACCCAATAATCCGGAACATTAAACTCGTTCCATATTACCCTCTGCTATCTCAATATTCCATAGCACAAATCCCCGGAGATTTCTTACTTCTCCCTATCGAAGAAACAACTATTGCCGAGAGTGGTGTTCCTGACCCAAGGCGTGTTGACCGGACACATTATCTCGTATACATCTCACCAGAATAATTTGAGGACACTATTATGTTCGATTATGCTAACAAACAACTTAAACGGACATATGAACTGGTGATTGGCAAACCCAATTCTGGTAAAGGTCTTCAGATAATCGGTGATGAAGATGCGAATGAAGGTCTTCAGATATCCTTCCGAATCAGTAAGAATATTGATAACAAAGAAAATTCTAATGAATCAACGATTGATATTTACAATCTATCCGAAGATTCGATCAAGTACATCCAACAAGATCAGATGTCAATCATCCTGAAGGTCGGGTACAAAGGTACAGGCAACACTCTCCTGTTCCAAGGCATTGTCTCCGAAGTTGAGACAGACGACCGTTCCCGTCAGAATGATCGTAAGACAACCCTTCGTTGTGTTCCTGCTGATTCATTGGTGTACAAGCCAAGTATCTCCAAGACATTCCCGGCGAACACGACCCCTCGTCAAGTTATTAATTATCTTATTGGTCAAACCGAAACAATCACACGCGCATCGTTCAACTCAGAAAACATCGACAAGACATTCCCGTTCGGGTATCCAGTCGAAGGTTCTGTGAAGTCCATCCTGTCGGAACTTGCAAGAGACTTTGATTTCCACTGGAGGATTGACGGGAAGCGTCTGTATATAAATGATCCTAATAAATACCAATCACCTAATTCTGTTGAGCGTGCATTTGAAATCTCACCAACAACGGGTCTGGTTGGATTACCTTCTTACGCATCTCCTGACGGTAAACGTGTGAAGGATGATACGGTCAAGAAGTCTGGCGTAAAGTTCCGGTCACTTATCAATCCGTTAATCATTCCGGGCAGTGCTGTTTCACTTAAATCATCTAGTGTCTCGGGTATTTATCGTGTGAACTCTGTTGAGTATTCGGGAGATTGGCGTGGACAGAATTGGACTGCTGAATATTATTGTGCCAAACTGTCTGGGAGGGAAGTCTAAGTATGGAAAACATCTCACTTGAATCATTGCTCAGACAATACATTAATAATGGTATAAACGGTCTGTTCACATCGATGCCCGGTAGGATTGAACGGGTTGTGTCCTTGCCAGAACAACGTGTAGATGTACAGTTACTTGTTGATAGGGTTCGTCCGGAAGGTGAAACCCTCAAGCATCCTGTCATTCTAAACGTTCCTATTGTATTCCCCGGTAGTAAGTCGTCCCAATTAACCTTCCCGGTCGTCCCTGGCGATATAGTCCTCTGTGTGTTCAGCCAACGTTCATTGGACAGGTTCAAATTGGGTGCAGAATCCAATCATACGCCGACTGATTTTCGTAAGTATTCTCGGGCTGATGCTATGGCCATCCCTGGATTGTTCCCGTTTAATCAGGCAAGAAATAACCCAAACAAACGGTCTTTGCCCCATGATCCTAGCGATACTG